TCCTGATGAGCCACCACCGACAGAGCTAGTTGAAACCTTAGGAATTGAAATAGATGGAGCGCTGACTGTTGGAATGGTTGAAATGTTAGGCAGAATTGGAATTGCATTGTAAGCGCGGATAAGAGCGTTAATACCAGCGATAGCGCCATTGACTAAAGTGGTAATGCCTTGCGCTACTTTGCCAATAATATCAATTACCCCTGCGGCTAGGTTTGCAACCAATTTAAGAGCGCCAGCAAAGGCACCAGTCAATAACGGCACCACATAAGTTCCAATAATCTCGCCAAAGGCTTGAAAGGCATCCTTGTTGCGCATAATCGCATTCATTACTGGATCTATTGCATTTAATTTTAGCCATTGGAAAGCAGGCGATAATTTGGTATCAATAAAATCAAATAGTTTAAGCAAGACTGGGATGACTGCATTGCCAATAGATTCTTGGAATTCAGCAAAGCGTTGGCGCATAATGTCGATTTTGCCTTGAAATGTTTCAGCGTTACGAGCAGCTGCACCGCCAAATAAATCACTTAGGCGTTGCTGGACTTCGGTAAATGACTTGCCTTTAAGTTCGGTTGCAGATAAGCCAATACCTAAACGACCAAGAGAAGTCATTTGGCCGTCATAGGCCTTACCTAGCGCATTAGATACGCTTTCTAGCGATAGACCGCGAGCCTTGCTAATATCCAGTGCGAGCGATAATAATTCTTGTGATTTGCTTAAATCATTTGTGGATAGTGATAGACGAGATAGAGCGCTTCTTAAATCTGTATCTGCAACGCCAGTGGCTAATTGCATCTTGCTAATGTATTTCTCGGTTGCCGCTATTTGGACATTAGTAGCCCCTGTAGCGGCTTGTAAGGTGCGAGCTAGTTGTGCTTGTGCCTGCTCATCTTCTATGGCCGCTTTAACGCCATCTACGCCCAATTTAACGGCATAAGCGGCTGCTGCTGCGGCTGCTGCGGCAAAGGCGGCCTTAGCGGCTGCGCCAAACTTTTCTACTTGCTTAGAGAAACCAGAAGTGTTGGCATCTGCGACCGCTAAGTTCTTTTGGAAATTATCAATATCAGCAAGAAGTTTAAGCGTTAATGTTCTCGATGCTGCTGCCATTAGAAACTATCCCACTTTCTTGCTATCTTAGCGAAACCCGCTTCCCATTCTTTAACTATGTAAGGTTGCTCTTTGCGTAGCGTTGGATAGATAAACCAACCCTTAGAGCCACGACCCTCACGGCCTGACCAAACAGGAAACTGCTTATATTTATTAGATCCAAACTCATTGCCGCCCCAAAGCATTTGGGTTGTACCGCCACCTGAGAAACGCTGGCTAGCAAAGCCAATAGATAACTCGCCAATCTTTGATGACTTCTTAACGCGGCTACCCTCAGCAATACGAGTAGCGGCTTTTGAATCTTGCCCACGACCGCGAGCAGTAATTGTAATTTTATCTTTTAGATAAGAAGCAAGCCCGCCAGATATTTCTTTCGCTTGGGCTTGCCCCTCATCATCCATCGCTTTCAAAGCGCGAAATAGCGCACGTAGTTCGGTCTGGTCGAAAGCCAGTGCCTCATCCTGCGCCATGTTGCTCCTTTAGTAATTCCATTACTGTTTGTAAATCTTCAGCCGATTGAAACTCTGACGGCGGAATTCCAGAAGCTATTGCTAGTTCCCAGATTGCTCGGCTGATGCTTCCGACTGGATGGCTTTTGGGTTTGCTTCACCGACTATCACATCTAAAACACTTTCGCACCAAACCTCAAATGGTTTGATAGGAGTAGCGCCTGCCGTTTCACGCTTCATAGCATGATAGGCAAGAAAGAGAAGATCATGCAGCCCAATCTTCTCTTGTGCCTGTGAAATTGTGTTGCCAGTCTTTAGCTCCCATTTAACCCACTCAGGCGGCTGCGCCACATAGGTTGCTTGTTTGCCATTTGTATATTCGATTGTAATTGGTAGTTTCATGCTCCCGATTCTTTCTATTAGCTAAAGGTTTCTGTAACAGTTCCTTGATCGACCTTGAAATTAAATGTAACTGTCTGCGCATCAATTCCAGCGCCACCTGCGGTTGGAAAGTCTGGCATGATGCCAAAGACAAACTGCGCGCCTGTGGTTGCAGTTAGTGTAACGCTGATTGATGTATCTGGTGCTGATTCTGCTGCTGCCCATAGAGCTTCGCATACTGAATCAGTTTTGCCCCAGTCAGCAAGCATTTCTAAGGCGAAAGTTCCACTAATGTTTGTGGTCTTATATGCTTCGCCATCGAGTGTTTGATAAGTCTGGCGCTCATTCACCTTTGTTAGCACCGCGCTTGTCGCTTGCGCCTCGATGTCTGTGCCACCAGTAAATGAGAGCGAAATGTTACGCCCTGTGATTACCTGTGTTGCCACGTTTTCTCCTTAGTTTGTTTGTGTGTAATAAGTGCTGATAGAAATATCTGAAACCAGCAAATATGTTGCTCCTACTTGCGTAACGCTTGGTCTTGTTACGTTACCAACGATGTAGGAAAGCGGTAGAGCTGCAAGTATTGAAATAACTAACTGCTCTAAATTATCTAGTGATCCAGCATTTGAGTAATAAGCAACGGCCGCGCTGATTGTGTAATTTACCTTAACACGGACTGAATCATCGCCAATGAATTCGGTTTCCATGTATGGCTCATCTGGCACAATAATTGCAGCAGGTGGGATAACTGTTTCTGGTGGCTCGGAATAGACGGAAGCTGCTACGCCACTTAGAGAAGTTTCTAAAGCACCTCGAATGTTAGTTGCAATAGATGATGGCATTAGCCAACCATGCCTGCTGCATCACGATATTGGCTTAGTAAAGCAGCTACTCTGTTCGCCAATGATCTGCCCATTCTATAAGGTGTAGGCTGGAAATCCACGCCCTCTATTTGCCCACCTGCTGCGGTTATTGATTGGAATACTTCCACTGAAATGATTGTGATTGCGCTTTCAATTGCCGCATTAGATGCATAAAGAGTTGCGGCATCTTTTCCACTGACGTAGGCGCTTCCAGCTGGAATTACTGGTATCCAATCTGTATCAGCTTCGCTTGTAGCAAACGAAAATTCGTATTCCTTGCTAATGGTGTCTGTAATGGTACGAGTACCATTTAAAACGGTTGCAACGTTTCCGATGACCACACTTTGACCTGCCTTGAACTCGTTAGGCAATAATGTTTCCATTACGCAAGTTCCATCTTCAATTCTGTATTGAGCAATAGAATTTGAATAAGATTGCAATAATGGCAAAATTGTTAGTTCAGCAGTATCTATAATTCCTGTTAAATATGCATCTGAATAAAGGGAAGACGAAACGCCAAGTACCGACCTCAATTGGGCTACTGTGATGATGCTTGGCATTTCGTTTCCTTTCTTATCTACTCGGGAGCGATATAGTTAATTACGCTGTGTAGTTGAAGCGGCGTACGCCCTTACCTGACTTAGCAACGTAAAGTGCTAAATAGCCGTAAAGTGCGATTTCTACTTCACCTGATGTAAGTACATTTACACGAAGTTGGGTTGTTGGTGATTCCCACGCATAAACTGATGATGGAGCAATTAGGAATGCTGATTCATCAACAATGCCAGAAGTTGCAATGTTATGATCAACGATTAAATCGGTTCCTAAGATGTTTCCACGAACTGATGTTGGAACTGCAACGCCAGACGCGTTGTAAGTTGGTGTAGCAGCTGAGTAAAGCGCACGACCTGTTGAATCTGCGTAACCCATGATTGCTGCCCACTGGTCAGTCGAAGCAACAAGTTTGTTAGCGTAATCGCCACCAGTTCCCTTGTATGCTGCCGCTGATTCAGTTGCAATGAATGACTGTAAGCCAGCTGCGGTTGCAGCCACGCCTGTTGCCTGTGTTCCAGCAGAAGTTAGTTCTGCAATAAGAGCTGCATCTGTTGCCTTTTCGTAAGCCTTACGAAGTTCGGTCATCATAAGATCCATGAACGCAGGTGATGAGCGATCAATTAGTTCCCATGAAACGCGCTGCAAACCAGCAAACTTATTAACGTTTACTGTGTCGTATGATGAGGTCATACCTGTTTCGCTAGGCGCTGAACCTTCGTTGGTATCCGCGACAGTTGGCGCAGTGTTAGGAGTTGCATTATTTACATACATGCGTGGAACTGTGAAGCTCATGCCTGATTCTGTAAGTGCTGAACGTGTTACTGC